TGTGCAGCTACTATTAAGCTATCTGCTTCTTAATTTCAATTTATAGGGTATCTTATTATTAGATACCCTTTTTTTATTATGGACTTTGGTGATTCTTATCGCAAACTACGAGACAAAGATATGCAAAAAAAGCTAAAAGAAAAAAGAATGAAAGAAATGAATAAGAGAATGAAAGAGCGAAGTAAGAAAATGAACCAAAAAGCAATGGAAGAAGCCATGCGTGAACGTATGGATTTAATGATAGCACCACCAAGGAGATAATTATGTACTACTCAACATCAACAAAGAAAAAAAAGAAGAAAGGATCGACAACTAAGCGAGATTCTCTTAAGATGAAACCTAAAAAGACAGGGTATTGATTATGTTTGGTAAAAAAAAGAAAAAATTAGAAGGTCAAGCTTTTATTGACTTTTATGAAAAAAAACTAAAAGATACTGGCAAAACAACTCTTGGAGAAAAAGCTAGATATATTAAAGAAAAATCTAAATTAAGAAATAAATTAATTAAGTCAGGAGGAAACTAATGCCTGTAGCTGCAACCACAAGACTAGAAAGCATCAATATTATGATGGCTGCAATAGGTGAGTCTCCTATAAATACGTTAACAGGAACTTTGCCTGTTGATGCTCAACTAGCAATTGATACTTTACACGAACAAGAAAAAGCTGTTCAAAACGAAGGCTGGAGTTTCAATACAGAAATTGATGTAACTTTAGTAAGAAACAATATTAATGAAATTGTTTTAAGCCAAGATGTTTTAAGAGTTGATCCTAATATTCATCAACACCCTACAGTTGATGCAATACAACGTGGATTAAGAATGTATGACAGGTTAAACAATACTTTTGTTTTTGATACTGATTTAATATGTACAATTGTTTATTTTAGAGATTTTATTGAAATACCAGAACCAGCAAGAAACTATATAACAAAAAAAGCTGCTCGTATTTTTATTGATAGATTAGTAGGTGATGCTTCTTTAAGGGGTTTTACGCAACAGGATGAAACTAGAGCTAGGGCTGTATTATTAGAAACTGATTTGGCTAATGCAGATCATAATATTCTTAGGGGTGATCCATCTTTAACTAATGTATTTGATACTTATTCTCCAGCAAACGCATTAATTAGATAATTATGGCTTTAGTTTCTAGATCAATACCTACATTGTTGAGAGGTATTTCACAATCTTCTGATGCTACGAAAAAAGCAGATCACGCTGAAATACAAGACAATGCTAATAGTGATCCAGTATTAGGTCTTGTAAAGCGTTCTGGTAGTCAACATATATCTACTCTAATTAGTGGTGAAACGACTATAGGTGACGCTAAAATTCATATGATAAATAGAGATACAACTGAAAGATATGTTGTTGTATTAACTTCAAATAATGTAAGAGTTTTTGATCTTGATGGAACTGAAAGAACTGTACATAAACCTGACGGTGTTGACTATTTGTCTTGCACTTCTCCTAGATCACAGTTAAAGACTATAACGATTGCTGACTTTACTTTTATTGTCAACACAACTATTACAACTCATATGGATAATAATTCTTTGAGTTTACCATCTTCAAATATCACTCAAGCGATTGTATTTATAAACCAAGTCTCAAACAATACTCAATATTCAGTTACCGTAGATGGTGTTACTGCCAATGATGATACAACAAACGATACTACACTTAGTACTGCACAAGTAGCAACTGATTTAAAAAATATTCTGGCTGCTGGTTTAGGATCAAATTTTTCTCTTGGTACTCATGGTTCTGTTATTAGTGTTAAAAAAAATGATGGTACTAATTTTTCTATACATGGAACAGACAGTCAAGGTGATACTCATATGACAATAATAAAAGATAATGTTCAAACATTTACAGACTTACCACCAGTTTCACCTAATGGTTATGTTGTAGAAATAAAAGGAGATGAAAGTAGTGAATTTGATAATTATTTTGTTAAATTTGTCACTACAAATAATGCTGCTTTTGAAGAAGGAAGATGGGAAGAATGTGTAAAACCAGGAATAGAATTTAAATTTGACTATAATACGATGCCTCATGTTCTAATTAGGCAGCCAGACGGAGATTTTAGATTTGCAAAGGTTGGTGGAGGCACTTATACATCTTTTCACGATGTAGGGACATACAGTCAATCAGGAACTACTGTGACTGTTACTAGAAATAATCATAGATTACAAACTGGCATGACCATAAGAGTAGATTATACAAGTGGTAATGCAGTTGATGGAGATTTTACATTAACAAAAGTAGATGACAATACATTTACTCTTACAGCAGCAAGTTCCTTAACAACAAGTGGAGCCATAAAATATGGTGCAATAGATTTTTATTCTTTACCTACATGGGGAGAACGAACTTGCGGAGATTTAGATTCTGCTTTAACGCCATCTTTTATTGGTAATCCTATTAATAACGTATTTTTTTTTAGAAATAGATTAGGATTTTTAGCTAATGATAATGTAATTTTATCTACTGTATCTAAATTCTTTCAATTTTTTCCTGAGACTGTACTTACAATTATAGACAGTGACCCGATAGATGTAGCAGCTTCACATACAAAAGTAGCTATTCTTAAAAATGCTGTAAACATGGGAGAAAAGCTAATATTATTTTCAGATCAAACACAATTTATTTTAAGTAGTTCAGCAGATAATCTTACACCAAAAACAGCAAACGTTTTAGTAGCAACAGAATTTGAAAGTAGCGACATTTCATCTCCTATAGGTGCTGGTAATTCTATTTATTACCTTACTACCAAAGGAAATTTCTCTGGGGTAAGAGAATATATTATCTCAGGTGGAACACAAGTAAGGGATGCTGCTAATATCACGATTCATGTTCCAAAGTTAATTCCTAATGATATTTATAAAGTAGCTGTTTCTACAAACGAAGATACCTTAATATTATTAGGAGCATCAACACCAAATAAACTTTATATTAATAAATGGTTATATGGTGGTAACAATGAAAAAGTATTAAACTCATGGTTTACCTATACTTTTGATCCTGGTAGAATTATTAAAAACATAGATTTTATAGGTACTGATTTATTTATAGTTTCTGAAGATAATGTTAGTGTTGGTGATACTACAAAAATTTATTTAGAAAAAATACCTTTTGAAACAGATTATAGAGAACCTAATAGCGAATATGAATATCTTTTAGATCGAAAAATAACAGAGTCAACCACTGGATTATCTGTTGCTTATGATACGAATACGCAGTTATCTACTGTAACTTGTCCTTATCGCCTTGATGCAGCAATGCAGCTTGTAGCAAGAGATCTAGCCCCTTCTGTACTTGCAACTTATAACAGTACAACTTCTAATAATACAGTCACAGTTACAAAAACCAATCATGGATTCATAACTAATGATGTAGTGAAAATTAGACTAGCAAGTCCAAGTATTCATAATTTGGATACTGCTAATATGAACGCTGCTGATTTTGATGGAGAAGGAAGATTTGGTAGCTTGTCTTCTTACATGATAGTTGAAGGTCAATTTTCTATTACTAAAGTTGATGATGATAATTTTACATTTCAAACAACAAGTAATTTAGGTAACAATACAAATACTTCTCATTCAACTGGAAGAGAACCTATAGGAACTATAAGAGAAACAAGTCTTTTCACTGATATTTTTGGAGCACAAAGAGATGTTAATCCAGGAGAGCTTTTTCTTTCAGCTAATCTTGTTGGTGGTAATACTGGAATTACAGTAATTGGTGATATTAGTAAAACAAAATTTATTCTTGGCGAACCATATCAAATGCACTACAGGTTTGCAAAACAACGCTTTACAGAAGCCCCAAATCAACCCAATGAATTAATTGGAGGTCGATTACAATTAAAACATTTTTATTTAAAATACGAAAATACAGGATTTATAAAAACTGAAGTTACACCTGACAATAATACAACTTCAACTTATGAATTTACATCTACATTAGGCACTGATTCTAGTAATATTGGATCTGTTAAATTAGAAACAGGTACATTTCAATTTCCTATAATGAGTAGAGCAGATAGAGTAACGATAGATATAAAAAACAACTCTCATTTACCTTCAAATTTAACAAGTGCTGAATATGAAGCAAATTTCTATTTAAGATCTAATAGAAGATAATGGGATATTTAAGAAAAGCAAAATTAAAAGATCTTAACCATGTTATTAAAAACATGAGAGTAATGGATAAAATTGAAGTTTTTTATCAGACAAACCTAAAACCAAAAGAAGCGATACAATTCTCTTATTTAGCAACTAAAGATAAAATGGCAATAGCTGATGACAATGATAATCCAATAGGTTTATGTGGTGTTTCTCCCGATGGTTGTATATGGATGGTTGCTACAGATGAGTTATTTCAAAATAAAAAATATAAAATACAACTTATAAGACAAGGCAAACAATGGGTAAACAGTCTGTTGAAAAATTATAAATTGTTATACAATATGGTATATGCGGAAAATGATTCTGCTATAAAGTGGTTAAGGTGTTTAGGCTTTACATTTATAAATTACCACGCAGAATATGGAGAGCATAGTAAACCATTCTATGAATTTATGAGGATTGCCTAAATGTGTGCAATTTTGCCAGCAATAGCAACAGGTCTAAGTCTTTTTCAAGGATTAGCGATGAGAAGTGCTGCTCAACAACAGGCAAAGCAAACATATCAAACAGAATCAGAAAATATGAGAAGGGCAGATGAAGCAGCAAGCAGACAAACTACTGCTGAAGGAGAAAGATTAAAAGCGACAAGGGCATCTGAAGCACAAAAAGCACAACAAATAAGTTTAGCTGGAAGAAGAGCTAGAGGAGCTATTAGTGCAACTGAGGGCAGGTCTGGTAACTTAATGTCTGCACTTCTTATGGATGAAGGCAGAAAAACAGGTAATCAGATTAATAGTATTAATCAAAGTATAGACTCTTTTACAAGGCAATCTGGTAGAAGAGTTCAAGGTATATACGCACAAAGAGATCAAAGAAGATCAGCTAGTCAAAGTAATATAAATAAAGCTTACGCAAGTGTTCCAAGTCTTGCAGGAACATTATTAGGTGCTGGTTCTGCTGCTCTTCCTTATATTGAAACCTAATAATGACAAATTCTTTTTCAGGTGGATTTCAAGTATTTGACCAGCCTATAGATACATATGTTGAAGCTCCTCGTGAATTTAACCAATCAGGTGCTTTTCAATTAGCTGAAGTTTTACAAACTGTAAATCCAAATTTACAAAAATTTATTGGTAGAAAAGTAGAAAAAAATAGAGAAACCGAAAGATTAGTTGGTAAAGTTAATTATTTAGCAGAAAATAATGCTGCATATAAAAACATAGCTAAAGGATTAAAAGAAAAATTAGGAGATAGGTATGGTCGTATTATTCAAGGTAATTCTTTATTTGTAAGGCAAGGGATTCAAGAAGGTAAAGCTGAAAATATTGGTAATGGATTGTTTTTAAAAATTAAAAATAATTATAATGAACATGTCTTTGAAGACGGAACAAGATTAATTGATAATGAAGTTGAATCTGCACAATGGCAAAATTGGTTTCAAAATGCTTTAAATACTGAAATTGGTGATATTAATGACTTAGATGCTGATGTTTTTGAAAAGAAATTAATGCCTAAACTTACAGCATTAAGTGAATCAATGTATGAATATGATCAGGAACAAAAAGCAGCAGCAAACCTAGAAAAGAACAGATCTTTAATTGCACCTAGAATACAAACTGTTATGCCTTTATTTGAGAAGGCATTACAACTAGACTACAGTGACAATAAAGAAAATATTGATCTTAAAAATGCAACTTTACAAGAAGCTGTTAATTCTTTAAATAATCTTACTGATAGTTTTGTTCTTAATGGATACTCAGGCAAAGATCTAAAAACTCTTAATAATGACTTATTAGAAAATGTAGTAGCAAGTGTAGAATTGTTTATTACGAATAATCCTTTTGATGCAAATACAGCACAAAAAGCAAAAGATTTATTAGATTTATTTGGAGAAAATGTTGCTTTAGGTGAAAATCGTAAATTAAATCAACACCCTGATTGGATAGAAAAATCAGGAGAATTACGGATGCAAGCAAATTCAATTATAAGCAATGCGTTTACTGTTGATGAAAAATTAAAAGGGCAAGTACAACAAAGATCTATTGATAGAGAGTATCAAGAGTTATTAAAAATTGAAGATTATACTGAAAGGCAATCAAAATTTAAAAGTCTGTATTTTAAATATCCTAAATATAAAACTTATATTGATAATCAAGCTAGAACTGATGATTTTACAACTGAAAAAAGATTAAATGATTTTAAATATTCAATGTCTTTAAATTTATTTAAAAACGATCAAGAAATGATGACAGAATTTATGTCAATAGAAAAAAGTTCTTTAACTGATAATGATGAAATCGTAGATAAGTTAAGCAAAACAAGAAATCTTTTAACAGAAGCAACTACAATTCGAGATTTAGTTACGAAAGGAATTGATAAGGTCATGGATGATGTGCAAAAAATACTTAAACCTGATGCTGCAAACTATAGTTATGAGTCTCAAGCATTATTAGCTGCTTTTGAAATAGAAATAACAGAACAAATACCATCAATGATAACTCAATTAGGTGAAGAAGTTGGTAATAGAGAAGATATTATAAAAAATCCTTCACTATTAAAATTTGCGGTTCGTGATCGAGTTACGGAATTACTAAATCTTCAAAAATTAAAAATGCTTTTAGCTATACCTAATGCAAAAGGTTTAGATGGTTTAAAAACAAATTTAGTAATAACTGACGATAAAAAAGTAGAGTTGGGTTTGGCAGATGAAACTACTGGTGAATTGATTAATAATCCATATCAACAAATTTTAATTGACAATTATATAAATACAAATAATATCCCTCCTAAGACTCCTAACTCTATAAGCAATATAGACTCAAAAAAAGCTATAACTAATATAGGAGAAAATTCAACTGAGTTTATACCAACTGAAAAAATGAAAACTAATGCTGTATTGCCAGACTAAACAAGGTAATATTGATTCATAGAGCAAAACGACAATGACAAATTCCAACTTTAATGAAGAATCAGAAACAGATAAACTTTTTAAAGAGCTTGAAGAAAACTCTCTATTTCCAGAGTTTAATAAAAATCTAAACAAAGGATACGCTAGAACAATAGATTTTTTTGATAATTTAGTTGGTGGTGATAAAAGAAGTTTTGAAGAGATTTTAGAAAACAGATCAAGAATAAAAAATGAATTTAATGCTAAAAGAGCACAAAATTTAAAAGACTTAAAAGACTCAGGAAATATAGATGAAATATACAGAGGTATAGCTTCGGCTCCTTTTGCTTTTGCAAATGAGATAGCTGATTTTGGAGTAGGTGCAAGTAATTATTTGAGAGGAAAAGATTATTCAAGAACAGAAATTTTTAATCTTGAATCAATGGGATTAAAAGACGAAGGAGATGAGCAAAGTTTATATTACACAATTCCACAAGCATTAACACAATTTTTATTACCTTATGGTGTTTTAAATAAAGCTGCTGGTGGAATTAAAGCTGCAAAAACAGCAAAAGCTGTAAAAGCTGTAAAAGGTATTAAGAGTGCAAAAGGTTTAAAAGCTGCTCAAGATGCTGCTAAAGCTGCTCAAAAAGCAAGAAAGTTTGGATTATCAAATCGTTATGTAAGAAACTTTGCAGTTGGTACGGTAGCTGATTCAATTGCTTTTAATGCTTATGATGATAATTTATTTAATTTTATAAACGATCAAGTACCAAGTCTTAGAAACCCTATTTTTAATTATTTAGAAGCAAAGACACCAGAAGAAGAAAGTTTTGCTGAAGCTAAATTAAAACAACTTTTAGTTGGTGGAATATTAGGTGAAACAATAGGATTTGCTTTTGAAATTGCAGCACCAGCAGTATTTAAAGTTGCAAAAAAAGTAACTAAACCTGTTGTAAAAAAAGGTGTGCAAGTAGCAACTGATCTAGTAAAAGAAAGAGGTGAGCTAGGTAAAGCTCTTGGAGAAGATGCTCAACGACTTTTTAATGCAACAAAAAATTTATTAGATGACATTAAATCAGATCCAAAAAGAAAAGCTAATGTTTTAAATAAAAAAATGGTTGATGACGCTGAAAGTTTAAGAGGTGTAACTAATATAGAACCTGAGATGGAAAACATATTAAAAGAAAAAACTGAATTAAAATCTAGACCAGAACCAACACAACAACCAACAGGTAAAGGAGATTTTAAGCCTGTAGATACTGAAAGAACTGCTGTTTTATTTGGACCTAGAAAGCAAGATATTGATTTTACTAGAAATTCATTAAATATGATGATGAAAACAGAACCAGAGAATTTAGATGTTTTACCTAACAGAAAACTTTTAAGAATTGTCGAAGATCTTTCTTTACCAGAAGTTTTAAAAAAATTAGATGATGATGCTGCTACACTTTCAGATCCAGAAAGATTAGCAAGAATGTTAAAAGCTTTAAAGTATCAATATAAATTAACACAAGAATTAACTGACGTAGTAAAACCTTTAGAAGATGCAATACTAGCAAACAACGCACCAGTTATTGATGAGCTTTATAAATATATGGGTGAAAGAATACAGCCATATTTTGCAATGCTAATTCCTAATAAAAAATTAAGTGCTGGACCTGCTAGATTTTTACAAGCAAGAAGACTTATTGATGTTGAATTGCCTGACGAAGGCGGTTTAAAAGGTTTAGTTGCTGACTCTATAAATGAACAAAAAGCACCAACAACAAAAGGACAAAAAAATAAAGTTAAAAGACCTACTGTTACACAAGAAGCAAGAGAATTTATAAAAGGATATGACGAAGAACAAGCATTGCCTTCTGTAAAATTAATTGTAGAAGCTTTAGAACAAAAAGATCACGTTGAGATGATTAAGTTTCTTAGAGCTATTGGCATGGCAGAAAACAATCCTAAAGCTATAGGTGAACTACTAAGACCTATGACAAAAGCTCAAGGTTTTGCTAAAAATGCAAACGCTACTTTAAGAGTTACAAATGAACTTGCTATAAATAGTGTTCTTACTGGATTTCCAACTCATATATTAAACGTACTTACTGCTGGTTTCAACGTGGGTCTTGGTCCTTATCAACTAATACAAGGTGCTCCTTTAGATAAAGTTGCATACTTAAGGGCTGCAAAAGAATACATAACAATGTTTACACAACTTCGTAATACTTTAAAAATGGCAGGTAAAGCTTTTAAACAAGATAGAAATATATTAGACCCTTCAAGAGTATTTTATTATGACGTAGCTGATATGTATGCAATTAGGATGCCTGGCAATAGCCCAACTGCACAAGTAACAAATGCAGTTGGTCATCTTGTTAGAACACCTAGAAGGTCAATGATTGCAGGTGATGAAATAGTAAAACAAACAGCATTTAGAAGCGTTCTTACAGGTGATATATGGGAAGAAGGTTGGAGAGCAGGTAAACGAGGTGCTGAATTAAATAAATTTGTAAAAACAGAATTTGAAAGACATATAAAAATTTTAACTGAAGACTCTATTGATGCTTTTGAGGGAACTGCTGCACAAAAAGCTGAAGCTTTAAGAAAATATATAAGGGCTGTAGATTACGCAGCACAAAGAACTTTTACTAGAGAGTTAGGAACAGGATATTTTAAAAAAGCAACAAGACCAGTAGCAAAGGTAATGCAACTACCAGCATTTAAATTAGTAAATTTCTTTGTAGGAACACCTGTAAACTTAGCAAAATCAGGTATTAGATTAGACCCTATAACTGGTATAGGAAGTTATTTTCAAGATCCTAAAAAAATACCTGGATTGCCAAAGCTTATTAAAGAATATCAAGAGGAGTTAACAAGTACAGATTGGGCAACAAGAACAAGAGCAGTAGGAGAAGCTAGAACAGGAGGTCAAATACTTGCAGCTTTTTCATTATTAGCACTAGCAAACGAAGATGACCCTAATCATCCTGTTGTGTTAAACGGACCTAGCTATCACAAATCCAGTTTAAATAAGTCACCTAGATTTCAAAGAAAACTTCCAAATTCTTTAGGATTTTTAAAATATGATGAAAATGGTGATCCTGTCATAGGTGCTGATGGTAAGCCAGAAAGATGGTATTTTGATCTTAGTAGACTTGATCCTTTTGCAGCTATCATTTCAACAGCAGGTATTATTGGCACGCTTGTAAATCATTCAGATGATCTTTTACTTGAAGACGCTGGAGTTGCTATTAGTGCTATAGGTCGTGAGTTTGTTAGACAAAGATTTTTCTTAGAGGGTATATCAAATATTTTTGAAGTATTCGATAATGTGCCTTACAAAGCTCCAGATTGGATAGCAAAGCAATTAAGACTAAGATTTGTTCCAACACCTGCTGGTCTTGGTGGGGTCATAAATAGAAATAGAACACAGACAATTGTAGATGATTCAATAGATTTAGAAACAGGTGAAAATAAGGTATATAGAGGAAATTTTGTAAGAGATAAAAAAATATATCCTGGTGACTTATCTAGTCAATATATAGATAAAAAAACTGGTCTAGTAGAAGATAGGTTTGAAATTCCTCTTGTTCAAGATTTTTTAACAAGAACTTTAATAACTTTAAATAGAGAGATACTAAATAGTACACCTGGTTTTAATAGTAAATTACCTGCAAAAACTGATGTTACAACAGGAAGGTTTATTGAATATCCTCAAGGTTTTGGACCAAAATATTTTACACCTATAAAAAGTAGTGAAAGGTTTAATGATCCAGTTCATAGTTTCTTAGAAGATATAAAATTTCCAATACCACAAATGCCAAAAGTTTTAGATGGTGGCATTGAATTAAATAATGTACAATATAATGCTTTAGAAAGGATTACATCTTTAGTTACAGACGATAACAACAACCAGCTATATGATCGGTTATTTGAGCTTATCCAAAATAAAGATATACGCAGAGATTATAATAGATTAAAAACAGACAAAACTTTATCAAAAAAAGCAAGAATGGAAATATTAGATAAACTACATAGGCCTTTTAATAGAAGGTATCAAAAGTTTTTTAAACTAGGAACAATAAGATTTTTACAAACTAAAGATGGAGAGTTTGGTATGAAAAAAGGCATGAGTGAATTTTATGAAGCATGGAATAAAAAGAATAATGAGATAGAATCAGAGAAAGCACGTTTCTTTGATCCTTTAAATGTTAATTAATCATGGCTACTAATGTAAATTCTGCTAACACTAGTACAGCTTCAACTGCTACTACTCTTACAGGAAATAATACTGCTGGCCCTTTTGCTATTGATTTTGCATATGGAACCCGTGATGATGTAGAAGTATTTGTAGATGGAGTTTTAAAAACAGAAACAACTCATTACAATTTTTCTAGTCAATTTAATATAACTTTTACCAGTGGTAATGAACCTGCTGATGGAGCAGTTATTCTTTTTCAAAGAAATACTCACCTTTTCAGTTCAAAGGTTTTCTTTCAAGATGCAAGTGTTTTAACAGCAGCAAATTTAAATGAACTAAATAAACAAGTTTTACATGGACTACAAGAAATAATTTCAGGTCAAGCAGCTAGTGTAATCAAATCATCTTATGAAAGTAACACCAATACCAATGCTTTTACAGACGCACAAAATACTAAATTAAGTGGTATAGAGGCAAATGCTACAGCAGATCAAACAGCTAGTGAAATCAGAACACTTGTAGAATCAGCTACAGATTCCAATGTATTCACTGACGCAGATCATTCAAAGTTAAATGGCATTGAAGCTGGTGCTACTGCTGACCAAACAAACGCAGAGATAAAGACAGCATATGAAGCAAACTCCGATACCAATGCCTTTACTGACAGTGAAAAAAGTAAATTAACAGGAATAGAAGCTAATGCCACAGCAGATCAGACAGGAGCAGAAATTAAAACAGCTTATGAAGCAGAATCTAATACTAATGCTTTCACTGATGCAGAAAAAACAAAACTTGTTGGTATAGAAGCCAATGCAGATGTCACAGATGCAACTAATGTAGATGCAGCAGGGGCTATTATGAATAGTGATCTTGACGGTAAAGGTGAGCTACTTGTTGGAGATGGATCAGGAGATCCTACAGCCCTTGGTGTTGGTACTGACGGTTTTATACTAAAAGCTAATAGCAGCACTGCAACAGGTCTTGAATGGTCTGCTGCTGGTGCTGGTGGTGATGTCAACCAAAATGCTTTTTCTAATATTGCGGTCTCAGGTCAAGATACCGTAGCTGCTGATAGTGCTACTGATACCTTTACATTAGTAGCTGGAACCAATGTTACACTTACAACCAATGCCTCTAATGATGAAATTACTATTACTTCTACAGATACAAACACTACTTATAGCGTAGGAGATGGTGGTCTTACACAAAACAATTTTACTAATGCGTTAAAAACAAAATTAGATGGTATAGCTCCAAGTGCAAACGTAGGTCTTACTGATCTTGTTGGTGACACTACACCACAGCTAGGTGGTAATTTAGATGTAAATGGACAAGATATAGTTTCTGTTTCTAATGGTGATATAGATTTAGATCCTAATGGTTCTGGTAAAATCGTTGCCAAAGGTAATGCTACTAGGGGTTCTGGACAAATAAAACTTAACTGCGAACAAAATAGTCATGGTGTAATACTTAAAGGACCACCTCATAGTGCTGCTGCGGATTATACCTTGACTCTCCCAAATGATGACGGTAGTGCTAACCAAGTTTTGAAAACTGATGGCTCGGGTAATCTTAGTTGGGTAGATCAAACAACAGATACAAATACAACTTATTCTGCTGGTACTGGCTTAACTCTTACTGGTACTACATTTTCAGTTGATACATTAAATCAAGATACAACAGGATCAGCAGCTACACTTACCACCGCTAGGAATATTGGCGGTGTTAGTTTTGATGGATCAGCAAATATAGATTTACCAGGTGTTAATACTGCTGGGAACCAGAACACAACAGGATCAGCAGCAACACTCACTACCCCAAGAGCTATAAATGGTGTTAACTTTGATGGTTCTGCTGATATAACTGTAACTGACTCAACAAAATTACCACTTACAGGTGGTACATTAACAGGTGCTGTTACTGTAGATGCAATTAATGACACCGTATATGCAATAACTGATAGTAATTCAGCAACTTTAGATCCTGATAATGGAATGGTACAAACATGGACATTAGGAGCAGCTAGAGATATATCTTCAAGTGGTGATCAATTAACAGCAGGGCAATCTATGTTATTAGTAGTAACCCCTGCTGGAAACTCATTAACATTACCTTCTATAACTTGGGCTGGTGGATCTGCTCCTACATTTCACGCAAGTAAACCTACAGCAATAGAGTTCTGGAAAATTGGTTCTACTTTATATGCAGCATCTATTGGAGATTTAGGTTAATATGAGAAATCATTTTTTAAGGGCTGCTGCTGGTAACGTTTCTGGCGCACCAAATATAGTTACAACAAATTTAGTACAGCATTTTGATTTTGGTGACACTAATTCTTATAACACAAGTGTTAGTACTACAACTATTACAGATTTATCAGGTGCTGGTAATCATGCCTTTTTTTTGAATGCACCTACATTTAGTACCTCAAATGGTGGATATATACAACCTACAGCATCTAATCAATACGCACAAAAGGGTACACCAACTGGTGCTGGAAGTGCAGCTAATCAAAGTTTTATGAGATCTATAGGTACAGGAAATTATACTATAGAAATCTGGATGAATATATTCGGACAAGGTGGAAGTCAAGACCCAGCATATCAAGATACTACACAAGAAGTATCTTTTTCACCAACTTTTAGTTTTAATTTTTATTACCACAATCTCGCACAGCATCTTAATTTTAGATTAGGTAGCCAAGGCCATGAAGGTAGTACTAATATATATAATATTAATATTACTAATGGTACAAGTACTGCAAATGTACCAGTTATTACTATTGATCCTTCTAACCACTACACATCAGGTTATAACGGTTGGGAACAGTTTGTAGTATCAAGAACAAGTACAAGTACTAATGGTTTAAAGTATTATAGAAATAATTCATTATTGAGAACTAGCACAAATTCTATAAATTATGTTATCCCTCAAATTGGTGGAGGCGTTACAGATGTAGTACATTATTTTAAAAATATAGATTCTAGATACGCAATATTTAGGTTTTATAAAGGTCATGGACTAACAGCAACAGAGGTAGACCAAAATTATCAGGCACAAAAAGCCCGTTTTGGTCTTTCATAGCTAGAATATTTATATGAACTATGCAATTATTGACGGTACTACTGTAAAAAGCACTGGTACTATCCAAAAATTATTTCCTTCTACTATTTTCCCTGCTACTGGTCCTAGTACAGATTTCTTAACAGCAAATAATGTAGTAGAACTTGTAGAAACTCTTAGTTATACAACACCAACACAAAAGTTATCTACAGTAGATGCTTATGTTGAAGGAGGCAAAGCTTATAACGTAAGAGTAGAATCTACCACAGCAGATGAACAAACTAATCTTATTAATGTTGAATGGGTATTTGTAAGAATAAAAAGAGATGATTTATTAAAAGAAACTGATTGGAGAGCTAGTAGTGATCTTACTTTATCTGATGCTTGGAAGAATTATAGACAAGCCTTAAGAGATGTACCGACACAATCCGATCCATTTAATATTACCTGGCCTACAAAACCTAGTTAAAATTTAAATAAAACTTATGGCTCGTAAAACAACAGCAGAATTACAACAACAAAAACAAATTTTAAAAAGAAATCAAGAAGAAGCTATACAAGTTGCTAATAATTGTCGTGATGAAATCATGAAGATAGATGCTGTAATAGCCGATAGAGTAGAGGGTGAAACCGAAAAAAAGTCTTCTGCGAAATAATAGAAAAGCAGTGTAAATGCTGCGGTAAAATGTTTTCTACTACCGAACAACGTAGAAAATATTGTTCTAATGCTTGTAAAACAAGATTTTATCGTAGAAAGCTTGCTACTTAGCTTCGGTTGTCGTCTGCTTTGTCATTAAACTCATAGTGACGTATAAAGGTGACAGAGCTACAATTAGTAGTAACACAAGCACACTTGTAAACGAAAGTGCTTTAATTATTGCAAATTTAATCATGTTTCAAAAGATAGCTAATGTTTTAAGTATTGTCTCTTTCCTTATGGTAGCTTCTATGAGTGGTGGAGCGTACTTCGGTTACAAGTATGTAACGAGTGAAAATTTTAAATCCCAGGTAATGAAAGAGATTATGGGTAATGTATCTGGGCTGATGCCGAAGGTATTAGATAAAGGTTTACCTGATATGACAGGAACATCTGTACCTGATAAAAACTGGACAGTACCTGGTGTACCTAAACTCTAAGCACTATGAAAAGCATTTTAAAAATTACAAATCGTCTTGATCTTTTAGATGACGAATTTAAGAAAAAACATTTAAAAAAAATAGAAAGAATCAATGAGCTTGATCTTAAAATCCCTTCTAGTTCATCACAATTAATTACTGTAGAACAGAGATTTGTTTATGAATAGCAATATTATTAAAGGAATATCAGTAGGACTTGGAACTATTTTTGTTGCTTCCAACTTTTATACAATCACTCTTTTAAGTAAAAAATCAAATTTACCTATGTTTGATTTACCTGTTAGCAGATATTCTACTTATGAAATTGAAGCTGATAAAGATAGTTATAGAATAAGACATAAGATGCACGACCCAAGGATTATCGCCTCTATAGAAAATACAAGGAAACCAGCAGGGTTTTTAGGTGCTAGTAAGACTTTATCTACAAA